AATTCAACTTCTGGAACATATCATTCATATGAACATGAACTTTCAGTAGCATATTCTCAGATCGAAACGAAAGATTTGATCATGAAAGAAATCTGGAACACTCTGAAGAAATACATTTCAGAGTTTGATTTCAATTGGTTCAAGAGTTGGAATGGGTATTCAGAAGTTCGTTTCAATCGATATCGCACGGACACACAGATGGCACTACATTGTGATCACATTCATTCCATGTTTGATGGTAATCGCAAAGGTATACCAACCCTTTCTATCTTAGGTTGTTTGAATGATGATTACAAAGGTGGTGAACTTGTATTTTGGAATGATAAAGTTGTTGAACTAAAAGCAGGTGAGATTATGATATTTCCTTCTAACTTTTTATATCCACATGAGGTCAAACTGGTGACAGAAGGTACCAGATACTCATATGTTTCTTGGGCATGGTAATGAAACCTAATTCAAATTTTAAAATGAACAAACCATTGAAGGTCATGTTGGCTAACATGGAACCTGAATATAGAAAAATCTATCGTGATGCTATGGTATCAGCAATCATCGCACCGAAGATTGAATTCAAAAAGAAAAAGAAAGAAGAAGTGGCTGCGGAATAATTTTTATGAAAACTAAATTTATTCAAGCACATATGAAAGCGGCAGAGGTTTATGCCGAGTTATCATCAGCAACTAGACTTCATGTCGGTTGCGTAGTCGTGAAAGACAACACCATCATTGGCATCGGGTATAACGGTATGCCAAGCGGTTGGGATAATACCTGTGAAGTTACAATATATGTTCTCAAAGATGAATGTCAGAATACCGATTTGGAAATGAGAGAACATGGTTATACTGAAACTGTTCATGGTTGGGTAAAGAAAAAAACCAAACGTGAAGTTCTTCATGCCGAAACCAATGCTCTAGCGAAGGTTGCTCGATCTACCAATTCTTCCGAAGGCGCATCATTGTTTGTTACCCATGAACCTTGCTTAGATTGTGCTAAAATCATACATCAAGCAGGAATCAAAGAGGTATATTACCGCAATGAATATCCACGTGCCGATGGTGGGTCACAATTTCTAAAAAAATGCGGTATAGATGTATATAAACTTGACAAAGAATCACAGTCTTGATATACTGTTTATAGTTTCAATTTTATGGAGTTTAATATGGTTAGTACCACAAAGGTAGCAAAGCAAATCGTTGAAGCACATTCAAAATACCCCAAAGCGTATAAGTATGATTTGTTTCTACGTGAGTTTGACAACAAGGTTGAGTTGGTTGGTCTTGTTGATGATCCAACATATGACATTACCGACTTCCGTGGTCGTGAGATGTTGTTCCCTAAAAAATGGGTGACAATTGATGTCCTCGAATCTTCTATGAGGGTGGCAGCATGAGTCAAATTAAATTAGTAACTTTCAAAACACAACAAACTATTATTTGTAATTTGGAATATACTGATGACTACAATTTGAAAGTCAAAAATCCAATTCAAGTAATTTCAGTGCCGCCACGAACTGCAAACGATTCTGGTGGTGTTGGCTTTGCACCATATCTATCATACTCGGAAGAGTTTGATACAGGTATAATTCTTAAACAAGATGATATATTCTGTGTAACAACGCCAGTGCTTGATTTGATAAATCAATATAACAAAATGTTTGGTAGCGGAATTGAAATTGCACCTGCTGGTCTAAGACTATGATAAAATGAAATATTACACAAACGTTGCAGTACACGGCAATCACATATTGTTTCGTGGTGTAAACAACGGTCGGAGAGTAAAGGCAAAAGTCCAATACTCTCCGACATTGTTTTTGCAGTCAAACAAATCTTCCGAATGGCGTTCATTGTTTAATGAGCCATTGGAGCCTATGAAATTCGAAACCATTAGAGAGACAAGAGACTTTGTTAAACGCTATGAAGAAGTTTCAAACTTTAAAATTTATGGTAATACAAGGTATGAATATGCCTTTATTGCTGACAATCATCGAGGGATTATCGATTGGGATATTTCTCATTTATCTGTCGCAATAATTGATATTGAGGTTGGTTCTGAAAATGGATTTCCTGATCCATACAAAGCACAAGAACCCATTACTGCAATTGCTGTTCACCAATTGAATGGCGGTACCACAGTCTATGGTTGTGGTGATTATAATGTGAAAGGTGAAGAAATATATGTTCATTGTAAAGATGAAATCGATTTGTGTAAACGGTTTCTTACTGATTGGTCAGTCGATCCTCCTGACGTTATTACTGGTTGGAATATCAAGTTCTTTGATGTTCCTTACCTTGTCAATAGGTTTACACGTATACTTGGCGAAGATAGTGTAAAGAAACTATCACCTTGGGGTGTGTACTCTGAACGCAAAACAGTTTTCAAAGGTAAAGAGCAAACAGTCTATGATATCGTTGGTGTTGCTGCACTAGACTACATGGAACTATATCAATGGTATGCGCCAGGTGGTAAGTCACAAGAATCGTATCGTCTGGACAATATCGCACAAGTAGAACTTGGTGAAGGTAAGATTGCATACGATGACTATGATAGTCTGCATGAATTGTATAGAAAGAACTATCAATTGTTCATCGAATATAACATTAAAGATGTACACTTGATTCTAAAGATGGAAGATAAGTTGAAGTTGATTGAATTGGCTTTGACTCTTGCGTATGACACCAAGTGTAACTATGATGATGTATTTGCACAAACCCGTATGTGGGATGCACTAATCTATAATCACCTGTTAGAAAAGAAAATTGTTGTACCACCACGCCGCATCAGTAAAAAGACAGAGGCATTTGAAGGTGCGTATGTTAAAGACCCACAGGTAGGATTACACAATTGGGTTGCATCATTCGATTTGAATTCACTGTATCCGCATTTGATGATTCAATATAATATCTCACCAGAGACGTTAATCAATCACGACAACTATGATGACAACATGCGGTCACTTGCATCAAAAGTGTCGGTTGAAAGTTTATTGAATAAAGAATTAGATACGAGTGAATTAAAAGATGCATCGATTACTCCCAATGGTCAATTCTTCCGCACAGACATACAAGGCTTTCTTCCTAAGATGATGGCAGAGATGTATGAAGATCGAAAGAAGTTTAAGAAGTTGATGTTGAAGTCTCAGCAAGATTATGAAGATGAGAAAGATGAATCTAAGAAATATGAAATTGAAAAATTGATTGCAAGGTACAACAATCTACAGTTAGCAAAGAAGGTATCCTTGAACTCTGCGTATGGTGCAATGGGTTCACAATACTTTCGATTTTATGATTTGCGTCAGGCGCTTGCTGTTACCAGTGCGGGTCAGTTGTCTATTCGTTGGATTGAAAATAAATTAAACCAATATTTAAACAAACTACTAAAAACTGAAAGAGATTATGTTATCGCCTCTGACACAGATTCGATTTATCTCAACCTTGGTCCGTTGGTTGATAGTGTCTACAAAAAAGGAAAAGAACCTTCAGCAGTTATCTCATTCATGGACAAGGTCTGTGAAGATAAAATTCAACCGTTTATTGATGAGAGTTATAAAGAACTTGCTGAATATGTACATGCGTATGACCAGAAGATGATTATGAAACGTGAAGGTCTTTCAGATAAAGGTATCTGGACTGCCAAGAAACGTTACATACTCAATGTGTACAATAATGAAGGTGTTCAGTATAATGAACCTCATCTAAAGGTAATGGGTCTTGAGATGGTCAAGTCTTCCACACCTGCTGCTGTTCGTGAGAAGATGAGACAACTTATTAAATTGATTGTTACCACTGATGAACTAACGGTACAGAAATTCATTGCAGAGTTTAAAGAACAATTCAATTCATTGCCGGTAGAAGATATATCATTTCCACGTGGAATGAACGGGCTGAAAGAATATTCCGACTCTTCTACACTATATAAAAAAGGCACACCGATTCATGTTAAGGGTGCAATACTTTATAATCACTACTTGAAGCAGCATGGATTAACATCGAAGTATCAATTGATTCAAGAAGGTGAGAAAGTTAAATTCACCTATCTCAAATCACCAAATCCATTTAAAGACTCTGTGGTATCTTATCCCACAAGATTACCTAAAGAGTTCGGTCTACAAGAATATATTGATTATGATTTACAGTTTGAGAAAACATTCCTCGATCCAATCAAAATCATTCTCGATTCTATTGGATGGGAAACTGAGAAACAATCTACACTAGAAAGTTTTTTTGGATGATAAACGCCATTCTACCATTTATTACTGCAATTGCTCTGTCTGGTATTGCAGCATATTATTCAGTTATTGGTCTTGCCCAGATATTTCCTGGTTCATATTGGCCTATTATTATCATGGGTTCGGTACTTGAAGCAGCAAAATTGGTAACAGTATCTTGGTTATACAATAACTGGAAAGAAACATTCTCTGCATTGAAAGTATATTTTTTGATTGCAGTTATATTACTCATGGCAATTACATCGATGGGTATCTTTGGTTATCTATCAAAAGCACACATTGAACATTCATCAAGTATCACACCATTGGTTGAGAAGGAATTCATTTATGATGAGAAAATCAAAACGCTTAAAGAAACCATCGAGACTAATCGCAAAAATGTCTTACAGTTGGATGCGGCTGTTGACCAAGTCATGGTACGCTCGGCGGACGAAAGGGGGGCTGAGAGGTCGAACCAAATCCGCAAAGCCCAACAGAAGGAGCGCCTACGAGCGGCTGATGAGATTGCTAGGGCGCAGACCGAAATACAGAAAATTACGGAAGAAAAGTCTCCTATCTCCTTGGAAATCAAAAAGGCTGAATCAGACTTGGGGCCTATAAAATATGTGGCAGATGTAGTTTATGGCACACAAGACCGTGACTTGATTGATAAAGCAGTTCGGTTAGTAATCTTTGTAATCATTGTGGTGTTTGATCCACTGGCAGTGTTGTTGTTGATTGCTGCTAATCAGACTTACCGTAAAATAGAAGAAGAAAGAGTTAAACCTAAACCTGAAATTAAAAAGGTAGTAAGAAAGAAAAAGATTGACAAGAGTGATAGTTCTAGTATAGAATCATTCTTAGTAGATGATAAACATCAAGTAATACGAAAAGACAACATTGCAGATATGAATGGAGATATGAATGAGCGTTCTTGACAAGTTGAAAAAGGCATCGACAATTAAAGAGACTTCGATCCTTGCATCGTCTCAGTTTTTTACTGAGAAAGATATGATACAAACGAGTGTACCTATGGTTAATGTGGCACTGTCTGGTAATCTAGATGGTGGTCTGACACCTGGTCTGACTATGTTTGCTGGTCCATCAAAACACTTTAAAACTGCATTTGCTTTGTTGATGGCATCTGCATACTTGGAGAAATACAAAGATGCCGTTATTCTATTTTACAATTCTGAGTTTGGCACTCCTCAATCTTACTTTGATACATTCAATATTGATACCAATCGGGTGTTGCATACTCCTATTACCGACGTTGAGCAGTTAAAACATGATATAATGGTTCAGTTGCAGCAGATTGCAAAAGGCGATAAAGTTATTATCATTCTTGATTCGATTGGTAATCTAGCATCAAAGAAAGAAGTTGATGATGCCACAGAAGGTAAGACTGTAGCAGATATGAGTCGTGCCAAACAAATGAAGTCATTGTTTCGTATGGTCACACCACACTTGACCATCAAAGACATTCCAATGGTTGTCGTGAATCACACATACAAAGAGATCGGCTTATATCCTAGAGATATCGTTGGTGGCGGTACAGGTTCGTATTACTCAGCAGATACGATTTGGATTCTTGGTCGGCAGCAAGAAAAGACCGGCACCGAAATCACAGGATACAACTTCATCATCAACGTTGAGAAATCACGTTTTGTTCGTGAGAAGTCTAAGATACCTGTAGCAGTTTCGTTTGATGGTGGTATTCAGAAATACTCTGGTCTGCTTGACATTGCACTTGAAGGTAACTTTGTAAGTAAACCATCGAATGGTTGGTATGCCAAAGTTGATCAAGAGACTGGTGAGATTGGTGACAAGAAACGATTTGATGATACACAAAATGCAGAGTTTTGGAAAGATATTCTTGCTAGTGAAAAGTTTAAAGAATATGTAAGGAAACGATATGAAATCACATATGGTAGCATTATGGGAAAAGATCCAGTTCTGGAAGAAGTCGAGTTCGCTGGTGATGTATAAAGAAGATATAGATTATCAGTTTATACCATCTGATGATGAACAGATTACAGGCATC